AAAAGAAAGAGGAACCATAGATATGGCTCTGGAAAATGGAACATACGTCAACTCTTTGGTCCCTGCGAACCCTGCGTCCACTGACGGTCTCGCACAAGCTGATGACCACATCCGCCTGATCAAGAGTACCATCAAGAATACCTTTCCTAACATCACTGGACCTGTGACCTCTACACAGGCAGAGCTGGATGCCTCCCTCCCGGCGGGGCATGTGTCATACCTCGCAGACCTAGTGAACACTGGTGTCACGAGCACTGAGTATGACTATTTGGATGGTGTGACGAGTAACATTCAGACACAGATTGACAGCATTGTAGCTGGGTCATCTAATATACCTCAGTCAAACATTGACTACCTAGCCTTAATCACAGGTGCTGGTGTTAGCTCCACACAGTTTGGATACCTCAGTTCAACTACTAGCGACATACAGACCCAATTCACCTCTTTGAGTGGCCGCGTAACAACCTTAGAGTCAGCTCCCGGTGCAACAGACACCAACAACTATGTGACTGGTGGCTCTATTAGTGGCACTACGCTGACCCTCAGCCGCCAAGGCCTTAGTGACGTTAGTGTTACAGGACTTCCTGCTGCTGTGACCACTACAAGTCAACTGACTAACGACAGCGGCTTCATTACGTCTCAGTACACCCAGCCTACAAGTGTTGGGGCAGTTGGCACTTATGCGTGGCTTGGTAGATCAACAGCTGGCATTTTCACAGCTGGAAGCAGCTATTCGGGATCGGGTCTCTTGTATTCTGGGGTTCTGTCAAGAACTGTCTACAATGATGATACAGCCGCATCTATTGGCACCGTTTCCCCTAGCGGCACTTGGAGAGCTATGGGTACGGCTGATAGGACAACAGTCCGTGCAGCATCAACTTTATTCTTGAGGATTTCCTAATGAGCATCGTGATAGCAGAAGTGCGCAATGCACAGTCCCTACAGTCTGACAACCTCCGTATGGACGTTGAGATCAATCATCCCGACTACGGGTGGATACCTTACACTGTTGATCCTTCAGACACTGATACCACAGTAGACAACGCTGCTATCCTAGCTCTCGTTGGTGGTAACTTTAGTGCATACGTTGCTCCCACCCAAGCTGAACTTGATGCTGCTCTGGCCGCTGAAGTCAGGGCTGAGAGAGACCGTCTGTTAGTGGCAGTAGATGTAGTTGTCAGCAACCCACTGCGCTGGGCATCCCTGTCCTCAGATAAGCAGAACGAGTGGACTGTGTATCGCCAAGCGTTGCTTGATGTACCTCAGCAATCTGGGTTCCCAAGCACAGTAGTTTGGCCCCCGGTAGTCACTTAGACTTAACCTACAGTAAGGAACTCAGGCCATGCCTAACTTACCAATCCGTGGACTAGGGTCCGTGGGCGTGGTCACTGATGTTGACCCCTACAACCTCCCCACCAATGCCTACACTAGAGCCAAGAACATTAGGTTCACTAGCGGTAATGTGACCCGTGGCCCAGTGTACCGGGCTGTATCTGATACTATCCCATGGAACCCTGTGTTCTCCTATGGTCTTACAGCCCTCTCTGGTTACGATACTGTGTTGTTAGTGGATGATACCTTTGACATCTATGAGTTCTCTGGTGGTTCCTTTGTTCAAAGGTTCAATGCGTCAACCAATTCGACTAATGACCCAGTGACAGCAACGATACTTGCAGATGTGCAGTACGTTAATCGTCCAGACCAAGTACCCGTAGCCCGACCCCCTAGTGCTTCCAGTTTCAGTACCTTAGCCAACTGGCCTAGTACCTACCGCGCTACGTCCCTTCGCAGCTTCGGAGACTTTTTGATAGCTCTAGGCACCACAGAGAATGGTGCTTCGTACCCAAGTCGGGTGAGGTTCTCTGATCCCGTACTAGCAAACCAAGTACCAGCAACTTGGGACGAGACTGACTTGACTAACAGTGCTGGCTTCAATGACCTCGTGCAGATGAAGACGCCTATCATGGACGGTGCCACACTAGGAGCTAACTTCCTTGTGTATTCCCAAGACCAAGTGTGGATGATGGAGTTTGTGGGCGGTACGTTCATCTTTAACTTCCGCAAGATATTCGATGACGCTGGCGTTATCAATCAGAACTGCATCATGGAAGTAGAGGGCAAACATTACGTCTTTGACCGCGATGACATCTATGTCACTGATGGCAACACACGCCAATCCATATGTGATGGCCGCGTTAGAGACTACATCTTTGGTGGCTTAGACAACTCCCGTACTGGTGAATGTTTCGTCACCCACAACACCAGCTTAGAAGAGTTGTACTTCTGCTACCACAGTAATGACGATATGGCCATCTACACAGATGGTCAGCACTGTAACCGGGCGGCAGTCTACAACTACAAAGAGGACAACTGGACATTCCAAGATTTGCCCAACGTAGTCTCTGGCTCTGAGGCTAACATTAACTCTGTGTTCTCATATGATGATGCGACCCAAACTTACGACAACATTGGTGGCTCATACCACGACCAAGAAAGTCAATTTGCACAAAACCCTCTTCTTATTGCAAAGTCTGGAGGCGGCGTACCAGCAAACAAGATATACGGTGTTGACCTTGTAGACCAAGGAACACTTGCGCAAGCTGTAGACACAGATGTCTCCTCAGAATTCTTCTTAGAACGTGTGGGTCTTGATTTAGACGAGATGGGTGTGCCTCTCAATGGATACAAAGTAATCTCAAAGATACTTCCGCAGGTATCTACAAGCAACGGAAACCCCAACTTTGGGTTCAGTTTTGGTGCGTCAGACATCCCAAATGTAGCCCCCAGCTACAACGCTGATGTCACTTTTAATTCACAAACTGATTACAAAGTGGATACCAGAATATCAGGCAGATACCTCTCGTACAAAATGTCCAGCAGTAACCTAAAGGACTTTTCCCTGAGCGGTATGGACGTAGAGGTTGTGGTCACTGGTAGGAGATAACAATGTCACTATCAAACAAACTCAACTTACTCGTGTCTGCCTATGTAAGGCGGCAGTCTCCATCCCTAAACCCAGAGTTTCTACCTAACTACTTACAAGAGGAACTCAGGGAACTGGAGGCCTCTATACGCTCTTTAGCAGAAGCAAGTATCCAAGTGGCAAACAGAGAGCCCACAAGCCCACTAAAAGGAATGGTTCGCTATGCTGTGTCCCCTTGGGATCCTATAGGCAACGGAACACAAGGTTTGGTTGTCTACAACGGCACATCTTGGGCAGCAATAAGTTGATCAGCATCTATAATAGGTCTGACTTATGATGACTTCTAATCTAATGAAACAAGACCTAGAGATCAGGCAGTCTCTAATGGAGTATCAAACGATAATGCTTCACGGCATTGCTGAGGGCGAGCTAGAGTGCGCCCTAGATCAGACTGAGCTTGAGCATTACTTCACGCCCTTGGATGATCGTTATGGGTGTCACCAGTATGCCCGGCAGATACTAATGCCAAAAGGTATTACTGTGTCTGGTGCCCTACACAAGCAAGCTCACCTGACCTTCTTAATGCAAGGCACTATGGTGATCATATCTGAAGATGGTGGTCGGCAGCGCCTAACTGGCCCGCAGACCTTTGTATCACCAGCAGGCGTCAAAAGAGCATTTTACATAGAGGAAGACACAACATTGGTTTGTGTTCACCTCACAGCTCATGGTGCAGAAGAACACATGGAAGCAATAGAGGATGAAGTCCTAAGCCCCACTTACGAGGCAATGGGACTGGAAGAGCCTGACCTGACTTCCCTAAATGAGTTCCTCACGAACTCTAGTAATAACAAAATCGAGTAGGAACTCAAAATGGCATTTGTAGTAGGAGCCGTTATTGGCGGAACCTTGGGCTATATGGGCGCAAGAAAGCAAGCCAAGTCACAAGACGCAGCAACAGCAGCCCAGATGGCTGGCTTTAGACAGTACGAACCTTATGTGGACGCTAACCTCGAAGGCTCGCAAGCTGCACTAGATGGCGTGTTATCGACTGGTGCCTACACTGGTCAAACCCTAGCTGGCCCAAACCAGTTCCAGACGGGTACTGCCACCAACATGGGCAACATAGGCGGAAACCTTCAGACCTCTGGCTATGACATGATGAATGCCAACAACAACTTTGGTGGTAACTACCAAAACATGTATGGGCAAGCACAGGGTCTCTTTGGTCAAACACAAGACCTCTATGGTCAGTCTCGTGACCTCTATGGTAAATCACAGGATGTCTATAACCAAGGTGCCAACCTTGCTGGCCTAAACACAGACTTGTACCAGCAGAACCGTGGTCTCTATGACCAATTCTCTCAGCTCTCTCAGGACGCAAAAACTGACCGCCTCTCCACAGCTATGGACTACGCCAGTGCCAACGCAAACCCGTTGGTTGACGCTGCGATGCGTGATGACCGCCGCAACCTCCAAGAGAACACCCTGACAGGCATCGACCTAGCAGCAAGTGGCTCAGGCAACATGAACTCCAGCCGTGCTGGTGTAGCCGAAGCAGTAGCCAACCGCGCCTTCGATGACCGCCGTGCTGATGTCGCCTTAGACGTACAAGACAGGCTCATTGACCGCAGCCTTAACCAACAGGCCCGTCAATTTGCTGACCAGAGTTCTGCACTGACTGGCGCAGGCAACGCTGGAGCATCCCAACGTGCTGACCTCGCAGGTGCAGGCAGTGCTTTAGCTAACCAAAATAACAGCATCGGAACATCCAGTAACACTCTGACAGCTTCAGGCAACCAGCTGACAAATGGCGCTGGGCAACTCGATGCAGCAGGAAACATGAACTCAGGCATCCAGAATGCTTACACTCAGGGTCTCAATACACTGGGGCAGGGTGCTAACTTCGGTATGAACGCAGGCAACTCTCTGCAAGGGTATAACCAAGCGGCACTCAATGATGCACAGGCTGCTTTTGAGCGCCAGCGTGACTTTGAGATGCAGCAGCGCCAAGGCTACCAGTCTGGTATTCTAGGTCAGGCTCCAGCCAGCGTGGGTAACATTACTGCAAACAAGGTTGACCCATACCAAGCTGCCATGGGCGGTGCCATGAGTGGCTTTGGGTTCCAACAGCAATACTTCCCGCAGCAGCAAGCCAACACAAGTTGGGCTTCCAATGCAGTAGGTAATGTAGGCAACAACCCACTAGGCCTCACCAAACCTAGCTTTAGTTTTTAG